TTTTGATAGCTTTGCGAAACGGTATCGAGAAACACCGTTAAGTCAGAAAGCATCCACAACCCGATACCTTCGGCTTGAAGAGCTTTAATATAAATGTTTAACGCTTGCAAAGCGTCGGTAATATTTTGCGGGTAATAAGGCTGCCCGGTTTCTACGGCCCCAACTAAGCGCAAAGCGCCTTCTATAATCTGTTGAACATTTAAATTAAAGCTGTATGTGCCTGAAGTGGTCATTGCATCTTCATCCTGTAGTTCCCGTTGGGCAACCTAATTGTGTTCTTGGCTGAACTATGTCCGAAGGCGTTTCAACCGTTTCGTTGTACTGAATAATTCCGATGTCTTCAGAGCTTTCAGGCTCTTGAAATTCAACAGGCAAGCCCGTTGACTGAGTAACAACAGGAACGCCCGTATTCGCAACCTGAAGAGTCTGTGGCACAAATTGATCCGGTTGCTCAGGATTAGTATAGGGCGCCGCCGGATGGTCAGGAATGCCCCTTAAAAAGTCCTGAGGATGCCGAAGTTCAAAATCAGCTTCGCACACCTTAGCGCCGTCCCAACGGGTTTTAATTTGCGACTGGCGGTATTTAAAACCGCATACGTCGCAAATCATCCAATTTTCGCCGCGAATATAGGTCATTTCTTCTTCGATTTCTTCTTTTTGCGGTCGTCTTGAGAATGTTTACCGCCCGATCCGCTCTTTGATCCCCCGCTGCTCGCCGGAGACCCTGAGCTTGCCCCACCGCCGCTACTTGCTCCCGCACTTCCCATTTTGGCTCCTTTAGTAGCGGGGCGAGCCCCCGTGTTAGCTTTTTTTTGTGTTGCGTCCAGACGCTAACAGCCCGCCCCGCTCAAAGATTAGTTGGCAGCTGTGATAGCCGTTCCACCGCCTGTCCCAATGACATAGCCGTAACAAAGCCGTATACCTAGCACATGAGCGCTTGTAAATTGCGCCCCTGAAGCTATTCCAAACAAACAGTTTGCCATTACTCCTTGAGTAGTGCCAACCAGAGCAAGCGCCGGAGTAGGCGTAGCGTTTAAATTTGCCAAATTTAAACTATCAAGTACGAGATTTGTCAACGCGCCGGAAGAGTTATTTACCGGAGCGCCTGTGAAATCGCCTGAAATATTGGCGTTCATTATCTCCACATGATCCATTGCACCTACAAGCTTGATGCCCGAAGTCTTTTGCGTGCCGGTTGTCGAAGCGATGTACCGATAGCCGTAAATGCCCATGTAGTATGCCGAGGCATCTGTCAAAACCTGAACAAGTGTAGCTTTAGCGGGCGAATCGTAATATTCGGCGTTAAACATTTGAAAACCATTCGCCTGAACGATGATGGGACTTACAAGCGCGTCAACGCCGCCGGCCGCCTGAGGGCCTCCTGCAGCAGAAATCGATCCGTTTATAAAAAGCGGACTAAAAAGACGCACATTCGCGGCGTTAACGATCATGGAGGCTGTTGTTGCAGAAGAAAACTGGATAGAAGCCCGGTTTAAGCCACCGCCGCAAAAATAAACGTCTACGCCCATGTTAAGGTTATTAATTGTCGAAAACATCAACCCGCCGGACGTTTTAACGGTTTCAACATGTCCCGGCATACAAACAATAATTGTAGCCGTCGAAATACCGAGATTAGGCCGGTTTACCGTATTGCCCATTGACAGGGCGTGAACAATAGTCGCGTAAGGCTTTTTAAACGTGCCGTGATTGTTATCCGATCCGGTTGTGGAGCTTACCCACAATACAGTTCCCGGAAAGTTGCCCAGACTTGGAATCTCTTGGATTACAACCCCGCCGCCAAAGCCGCCGGGATAACTCGTCCATTTATTTACGCCTATAAGAGCGCCAGTAGCCATGTTGTCTCCTTACCGGAATCACCCTGGCGGGCTGCTTACCCGCCAGGAGTGAAAAGGTTAAATGTTAAAAGCCGTGTTCCTCTTAGTGTTTGTCAAGACAAATTTAGACAAAACAAAAATCACTAATAATTTCAACTACTTATCAGGGCCCATTCGATCCATACCACTGACGCCAATCTGTCCATCCAAATACGTACCGTTCGTCAGCCTTGAACTTGAGGTTCTCGGTATCAAAATCGTTATCTCTTTTTACCCTGACTTTGCGGCGCTGCATGTGCTTTGTACCGTCTTTAGCCGTTGTCCGAATAAAAAAGGCGTCCAGAAGGCTAAAGAAGTGATTCAGCTTAACGCCTTCGGGAAATATGCCCATGTCGCGCAAAGCGTTGGTATCGTTATTCGCCGTTCCGCTTTGCTTGACCGATTTCAAAATCCTGTGAGCTTCAAACCAATCATTCGGGTGAACATGCAGGCTTCGAGGCTTCAGGGCGATTTTATTGCCCCGATCATCGAGCGTCAGGTAAATAGCGATTACTATATCTTCAAGTGCCTGCTCGGACAAATCCGCCGCCGGTGTCAACGCATTGCTTTGATTTCCGCTTTGCGTTGGATGCGAAGCGGAAAACAAACTTACCTGATCCCCGCCAAGGTAACTTGACGAAAAGCCCCGGTTGAAAATATTAGCCGCGTTAATGTCCTTGGTCTGTCTCATTGAAAAGCCGATCGCCTTACTTCGCTGATAACCGAGTTTCTCATACTTGTTATCGTCTATTGCTTCCTCGGTGATTATAAATCCGGTTGCCCATACAACATGTACATACCGGGCAATCCAAGACTGTTGATGAGTGTCATAAGTTACAGGTTCACCTTGCGGCTTAACCGAAGCAAGCCCGAAACCGGGGACCAAAACCTCTTCTTCATAAGCCTTATCCGAAGGCTCCGTTTCGAAGAGTGCAGGCCATTCTTGCGCGTTTTCCGCGTACTCCATGCCAAAAAACTTGTTTACACCCGGCCAAAGAGCCTTAGCTATTGACCCGGTTGTGATCGGTCCAGCCATATTAGCTCCCTATACCGGCTATTTGACTCGCAAGCCGCACATTGTTGTTAATTACAAGCCACTTCGCATTAACCGAAGTCATGTCATTATCGGGACGATCCACCGCGCCGATGATCTTCCACCCCAAAGTATTAGTGACCGCTGGGGCGGTTGTCGTACCGGTGTCCATGTTCAAGCCTGAAAGCCCGGTCACTGTGCTACCAGCAGCCGTTTGTTTCAAGTTGGCATTCCAGCCGATCCAGCCGGCTGAAGGCGCAGCGTAACCATCGCCCTGAACCTCATAAATAATGTCGCCCTGGTCGAAAGTAACGTAAACGAAACCGCCTGTTGAGGCGGGAAGGTAGTTTTGGTTAAGATTCGGGTATCCGCCCGCATAAGCTCCCGTAAACTGCGGAATAGCTATAAGCTCTTGCGGGATACCCACAATAACGCCAAGGGTAGGCCCGGCAATCGCTGCTTTTATGACGCTCATGTGCTTGATCGCCGCTTCTTTTTCGGAATTGGTCGAATCAATATCAACAGGATCGCCAACAAAAAGCGCAGTTGCGTAGCTTGCTGAAACATAAGCAAGCCGGACCTTTGCGGTCCAATTTGCTCCTGAGAGCATTTGAACCGGCTTTAGTCCAAAGGGCGTGTTCGCGTTTGACATATTTCCTCCTATTCAGTATCTCGATATTCGATCTTCGGGCCGCCGTCGCCCGTAGTCGGCACATAAGTGCCCGGAATTTGTTTTCCATCTTTGCCTTTGCCGCCCAGCATACCTTTTTCAATGTCGTCAATTTCCTTCATCTTTAACTCTTGGTCCGCGTCGAAAATATCTTGCGGGATAGTCATCAAATACGCATAAACGGGATTTCCCGCCTCATCGTAACCGACGCGCCGCCGAATACGAGTATCAACGCCGGGACTCGCCGCAATGTCGTTTGAGCCGCTTACATCCCCAACCTTTGACGCGGTTTTAGAATCCGTCTCAAAACTGTAACCGCCTACCTGCGCTTCGGATAGTCTGTCGCCCCGGTCATTGATCCAACGCGGGACAACGCCCCTGAACTTCATTTCTTCCTCTTTGTCGTGTGAAAGGCTCAGTCTTCGCCGTTGCGTGCCGAGCGGTATCCTTGCTTTGCGGTTCGTTTCTTCGTTTCTTCCCCTGGCTTCCTTATTCATATTTAGCTCCAATCATAGTCTTTTAGGTATTCTTCGCGAGTGCCTAAACCATTTCTGATCCAGTTATTACAAGCCGTTTTTGCTTCGTTTGGCAAATCGTTAAACGAATGCTTCTTACCGCCTCCCGGCCCGCCCGTAAGGTTTCCACCAGCGTCGCCGACATTAGGCGGATTGTGCCTGTTAGGATTATCAAATCTTGCAGGAAAGCGTTTTTCGACTTCTTGCCTAACGTAGTCAAGTAATTCAATGCCGCCTTTGCCGTTAACACGTTTGAAATGATCGCCCATCGAATCGGCGTAAGATTGCAATTCTTTATCTTTTTTGTACCAACCGTTTTGATCGAACCAACTTTGAACGTCGGGATCGAGCTTTGGTTTAGTTTCAGCCTCAACAGGCTTTTCAAGTTTTGCAATTTCCTTGTCGGCTTCAAGAAAAGCCTCTTTGTCGCCGGAATCAAAGGCTTCATCTTTTTTAGCTTCAAGTTCAGTAAGTTTGGCCTCATATTCGCGCTTTGCCGCCGCACGGGTAAATGCTACAAATTCACCCATGTTCTTTTTTATTTCTGAAAGGTCGGTATCCAGCTTTTTGTTTCGCTCTCGAAGGATAGGAAGTAATTGTTCCCCCACTTCCAAAAAATCCTTAGCCGGTCGCCATTTCTTTTCGTCGCCTTTAAACTGGTCTTTTGGAATCCAGCCCATGCGTTGAGCCCGGGCTATTTCTTCAGGAGTTGATTCGTCTTTAGGCTCCTGTATTTCTTCCTCAATAGGCTGTATTTCTTCCTCAATAGGCTGTATTTCTTCCTCTAGGTGTTCGTTTTCGTCCGTCATGGCTTATTCTTCCTTTTCTGTGCGCCAATAGAAAAAGCCGCTCTCAGCCTAGCGCTAGGAGCGGCTTTTTCAATATCGGCTGTGCTCAACGGGGATCAGCCGGAGCACAAAGATTGTTGAATTAGCTAGTTCAGCAAACTTCCTCGTTCAAAATTGCGTTAATGTCTTTATCGTTCAGTATCCTCCAGTCTTCAACCCGGTCCTTGCTATTCTTGAATTCGACACCGGCGTACCGATTAAAAAGCACCTTATCGCCAATTTGCGGCGAGGGCGATCCAAAATCTTCAAAAGACTTGCCGC